TATTGTGGGGTGGGTAGTTATCGTTACCAGTTCTAGCAGAATTATGAATTCCCTCTAGCTCATCGAACAATCCTTCGAAGCCAACGAATAATGAACGCGGCACATTTAAAGTATTTCTAACCATGTTTCCTCCTATTGTTAAGCAAGGTTATAAACTCGTGGCCCGACCATCGGCACCACGATATTATTTATACAGCTTTGAAAATAGTTTGCAAATTATTCTGCAGAATTTCCAATATTGTATTTTGGACAGAGTTCCCATTGCGACTTTTCTTTATATGGAATAACCTTAATCTGTCTGAGAGGTGCACAGTTTTGGGCAACTTCTTCATTTAAGATTGTAACCAATCCCCAGTCGGAGAGTAGAGTCGTAATGGTATTTCTTCGTTCTAAATCATTCTCAATCAAGTTACTTGGCTTACCATCAAGTAAAAATAGTTCTTTAAAGTGAACAATAAAGTATCTTCCTTGTTTGTGTAAGATGTGGCATGATTGGAATAACTTCTGATCTTTTCGAGATGCAACGCCAATACGGGTTAGCGTTTCTCTGATCTTGAGAAAATCATCAGGTTCGTTAAGTGAGACTTCCAACATATCGTTAGGAGTCCAGTTTTTCACTTCAATGCTATTTTCGTTTTCCACCTTTATAAATCCTATTTTTCAATTCTTGTAATTGTTCATCATTTAATAACGATAATACAGATTTAGCTTTTTCATTGCTATAGCCATAATACTCTTTGATGAGTTCTAAGTTAGTAACTTCGTTCGGTTTTAGCCATTTAGACCACCGCTTCTGTTTCCTAACTATATTTATAAGAAAACTATATTGAAGCTTTGAATCAAGAGAATGGTGGATATTCATCTCGTTTGCATAAAGCACAGTATCATTAAAGTACGATAGTGCACGATTTACGATAAAAGCATTGTAGTCTTTTTCAGCAACATCATCGACCATAATGTTTTTCTTGCCGTAGTTGATATCATTTACATAATCAAAAGGTTTTACCACTGATGTATCACTCCTGCAATAATAAAGAAACAAGTAATAAAGTTGACTAGGACTACTACACTTCGTATCAGTGCGACGCGATCAGCTTCTTTGTCGGTAGCACCAACCTTTTCGCCGAGTGATTTAGCCCATAGTCGCCAGTACTTGTTACGCATTTTCTTCTGCATCTAATATTTGTTGAGATGCCTTTACCCAAACATCGACAGCGCGAGTAGCAGTCTTATCTGAAAAATTATCTACTACCCATTGAGCAACGTTTTTGCTTTTGCCGTGAGGGCATAATGTCCAAGTTAAATCTTCCATTATTCTTCACCTCGCTTTTGATAATCACGAACTTCTTGACAAAGTTTTGTGTTGCTTTGTTTTAGTTCATCGATGCGTTCTTGCAACTCTACGATTTTACCATACGCTGTGTATAGTTGCTTGTTCATCTCATTTACAGTTTTTTCGTAATCTTTCATCATCATTTGAATTGTACTCCTGCCATTATTTCAGTACAGCATGCAACCATATTGAGTTCATGATCAGCAACGAAGCTGTTCTTATATTGATAATCCGCAAGGATCAAAACCAACTGAGGTATTGATTGTGGTTCGACATATTCTGCCATATTGTCATAGACTTTTCTGAATAGTGCAGCAGGTTCTTGGTCGATATTATCAGTTACCCATTGTCGCATCTTTTTAAAGTTTTTATCCTTCATCGCACTCATAAGGTTACCAATGGAAACTTCGGATAGCGATACTAGGATGCCCGTGTCAATCTTACCAGAGACAGAGTATCGTTGCAATTCATTGAGTACTCGTCGCCAATCTGGCATATGCTTCATGATCAATTCTGCAATCACTGCTTGATCATATTCTACATTTTCGCCATCAAGGATTGTTCCTACACGTTTCATAAACGAGCCACATAGATCTGGCATATCCTTCTTAGCGATATTGAACTCTACAACAGAACATCGAGAATGTAGAGGTTCAATGATGCGGTTCTTGAAGTTACATGTCATAATAAATCGACAGTTGTTACTAAACTCTTCAATGAATCCACGTAATGCAGGTTGAGTCGACTGTGGATTTAGATAGTCGGCCTCGTCTAGGATTACAACCTTGTAGCCACCCTGCAAAGATACTGTTGATGCAAAGTGTTTGATCTTGTTACGAAGAGTATCAATGTTACCCTCCTCCGATCCATTCACGAGTAGATAATCCAATCCTAGTTCGTTACACAATGCTTTAGCAACAGTAGTTTTACCAACACCTGCTGTGCCAGTAAAAAGTAAATTTGGTATCTCGCCAGTTTTTAGAATATCTTTGAATGTCTTCTTGAGATGCTTTGGTAGAATGGCGTCATCTACGCTTTTTGGTCGATACTTCTCAACCCACAAATATTCTTCCACTACACAACCTCCCAGTTGATTACAGTATTAACGCGGAATGATCTCCATGCGTCTTTGTCTAGACACCATACAGCAACGTGGTCTGATTCAGGTGACACATTGTCGACAGTGGCAGTAATACCATTTTCTTCTAGGATGCTTGATTTTAAAGTAGATTCCATAACACGAATTTCTTCGGTGTCAATCTTTTTGAATGTTACGTTTACTATCCCGTTTTGTAAGGCAGAGATGAGAGCCTTGAGTTCAGTTGCTTGCATAATGTATCCTTCATAATAAAAATGTGGGGGTTTTTACACCCCCGTGTTTCTTAAGCTTCAGCTTCAGGTTGTTCGCGACCTTCAGGGTCAGCTGCAGGTTGTTCTGCACCCTCTCCTTCTTCAGGCGGCGTTTGTTCAACAGACTGCAGGAAGGCTACAACGCGGTTGCGTACACCTCCAATTGCTTCTAGTTCACCACCTTGAAATGCGCCACGTTTGGAACAAATATCAATAATGCTAACGATTGTACCGATATCGCTAATGCTTAGCTCCGTAGCTTCAGGCAATGGTGCTGACCCGTCTTCTAAAGTTTCTGTGTCATTTACTTCTTCAGTCATATCTTTCTCCTTATTCAAAGTAGACTAATTGATGGAAACCCGATCATCGGCATTTCCAATATTATCCTCATAGTATTATGAGAACTTGTTTGCATGGTTATTTATACACCAAAGGTTGAACTTTTCTCTAAAGCAATGTAGTAAGTCACTGGTTTTGACTTGTTAATCCACTTAGAGATTAGTTTTGATGAAATTTGTACATCATAGTCGCCATCAAGAAGTTTGAGATTAGAAATATTCATGATGAAACTAAATGTCTGGCCTGATTCATTTGCGCCAAGAGATAGCTCAAAAGTGTTAGCACTTGGATCCTTAGCATCAAATACCTTAAGTGTAACACCATCAGCATCTCCAACAAAAGCAAGATCGAGATGCCCTAGAACAGCTGCGGCCTTTTTAGCTTTTTGTAACTTCTCTGCTGTCAATTCAACATTAACTTCAGCAGATGGCATGGTGATATCTTTTTCAGGGGTTGTTAGAATAGATGGTTCGGCTGAGTAGTATTTTACTTTGGCACCAGTGCCTTTTACATCTACAGACTTATCATCAAACTCTAACGATGAATTTTCCACAAGACCAAGCACTGATAAGAACTCATTCAAATCGTATATGCCCACGTCATGTGGAAAATCTTCTACGACCGAAGCTGTAGCAAGAATATTCTTAGCTTCGGAAATAGTCTTTAACTCTTGGCCAGGCTTTAAAACGATGTTCGGGTTAACCGAAGCAAAGTTAGAAAGAATGGATAGAGTCTCTTCACTTAATTGCATTGCATTTCTCCATTTTTAAAATATAGTATATTATATCACAATTTAACACGTTTGTACACAGTTATTTGCTATTATTTGCAATACGGTCGTGTTCATTTAACGCAAGTAAAGCATAGTGCAATACCTTCATTAAGTCTTTCCGATGATCGCTAGGATCACCTTTCTTTCCGTAACGAGCATTGTACTTATCTACGTTACCTAGGAAAAATCCAAGACCATGCCCACGATCGACTATTACTTCGGAGGATTGGAATCCCCCTTGACAATAATGGCCGACATAGGTAGAGTCTATGTACTTCTTAAACTCCTCAATCAGAGGACCTTCATTAAACTTATAATCAATTTTCTTCACTACTGTCTCCGTTAACTATTTGATCAACCTCTGCTGCAATATGTTCTGCACCGAGTTGTTTGGTAATTTCAATCACATCTGGTAAAATCTTAATTGCTTGAAGATATGTTAGATCTCTCCAATTTTTAAGCACATAGTTATGCTTGTTATCGTTACTCAATTGAGCATTTACCCATCGGTATCTATAGCCAAACTTTTTATCTGTTTCATTGTGTAAGAATTTTTCTAGCTTT